GCAGGGCCACAAGTCCCCGATAAGAAGGTGGCATCATTTGACCCCGACGTTCTGGAAGACCTACGTATTAGCCAGTTAATGATAGATGACCCGCATGGGTTCGAGCAAGAAATAATTGATTCACACTTATCGAGGTAGTCATGGACCAGCCGAAAGAACAGTTGAAGATTGAAGAACTTAATCAGATGTACTCAGAATCAAAAGCTGCGGACAGGGAATCTATCGCAGAATTTCGGAGCAACATCTTACTAATTTCTGGTGAGCACTTCTCTAAGCGGCTACTAGACGGCCCGAATATGCGAGGCCGGAATACTACGGGGGCAACTAGCGCAGACCCCTACCGTCTTCGCATCACTAAGAACTATTTACACCGAGCGCACAGGCTTTATGTGACCTCGATATTGAATCAGTCGCCTAGTGCAACTGTCACACCCAGAAATGCGACAGAATTACAAGATCAAAAATCAGCAGAGCTAAATCAGAGTGTTTGGCAGTACGCTAAGGACAAATATAAGATCAAAGCCTCGGTTCGTGAGTGGTGCTCAGACTATGCAGGTATCGGCGAGACAGCCGTTAAGATTTTCTTCGATCCTACCCGTGGGGAGTTGAAAGGCTACGAGTCTACAGTAGGCGAAGACGGAATGGAGCACATAGACGAGATGGGAATGACCATTCCCGATGAAAAGAAGCCGGTATTTACTGGCGAGTTCGTATTTGAGCGCCTATTCGCCCAGAATATCTTTCGCCCCGTCGGTTGCCAGCAGATGCGACACGCTCACTGGATAGGAATCGAGAAATTAGAGGATTCCAAGCTTTTAAAGGCTAAATACAAGGGAGATACGAAGAAACTGGGTCTAATTACAGACTCTAACGAGGAATTTGTCGTATTTGACTCCACACGCAACGGATACGGGAGAGATAAGAACCAAACACTCCTTTTAGAGTATTATTTCAAGCCTTGCGTCCAATATCCGAAGGGATACTTCTGCATTACGACAAAAGCGGGCATTTTAGAGGAAGGAGAGCTGCCTTTCGGCATATTCCCCATCCGTTGGTGCGGTTTTGATGAACATCCTACGAAGCCAAGGGCGACTTCCTTCGTAAAAGTGGCTAGACCATGGCAAGCGGAGATCAATAGAGCGTCTTCACAGGTCGCCATGCACTCAATTACTTTGGGAGAGGACAAAATCCTCTATCAAGCAGGTACTAAGGTCGCCCAAGGGTCACTTTTGCCCGGAATTAGGGGTATTACGTACAATGGAGCGCCTCCTACAGTCCTTCCGGGGCGTGTTGGGGACCAATACTTCCAATATATCGCTATTCAAGAGCAAGAAATGAACCGTGCACTCATGTTAGACATACTAAATGAGGACAAAGGGCTCCAATTAGACCCTATGGCGATGCTATTTAAGAGCATGGAACAGGGTCAAAAGTTCAACTTTTACAGCGTTAAATTCGGTGAATTTCTCGTAGAAGTGTGCGAATTGTTCCTAGATCTAGCTAAAGTCTACATGGAAGGTGATGAACTCATCGCAGCGATAGGTAAAAGCGAGTCTATCAACATCGCCGAGTTCAAAGCGACGATTAAGCTGCACCACACGATAAAAGTCGAGGAGCAGAACGATACTATCGAGTCGAAGCTTGGAAAACAGGTAGCGATGAACCACATCCTACAGTTCGTAGGTACGCAGCTTGAGCGTGAAGACATTGGCAAGATGATTAACGAAATGCCATTCGGTAACTGGGAAGAAAGCTTCTCAGACTTCACAATCAACCACAAGAACATTAAGAATGACTTCCTCGCTATTGAGCGTGGGGAGCAGCCATCAGTCTCGGAGAATGATGATTCCAAGTACGTATTAGCCCAAGTGGCGAAGCGTAAGAAGGAGCGAGACTTTAGGAGCCTAGCCCCTAACATCCAAGAAATGTACACCACGTTCGAGCAGTATCACCAAGAGAAAATCGCTGCGGAGGGTATTGCCATTAAAGCGGCCCAGTCCGAGTTCATCCCTATATCTGGGGCGATGATCGGTTGCGATATGTACAATCCAGAATCGGATCCGAAAAAGACGCCAAAAAGGGTAAGGGTCCCTTACCAAGCTTTGGACTGGTTGCTTACGCAGCTTGAAAAGCAAGGGTCTGGAATGGCGGCCATGGAACAGATGAACTCAGCTCAAGCGGCATCGGCAATTAAGCAGGTGGCGGGTGGACAACAAGGAGGGCAAGCAAGCCCTCCACAGCAAGGGGCAAGCCAGCTCCAAGGAGGATAGTTATGGAAGAGTTTCTAAGTATTGGGGATGCCCACAGTTTCATGTCACAGCCAGCGGCCACGGAACCGGTCGCAGATACGGCCCCCGCAGCGGAGGTAGCTGCAAAGCCTACTCTCGCAACGGATTACAAGGGGGCAGCAGGGGGTCCAGCACTCGTTCCTCCCCCGATGTATACCCCGAACCACAAGTTCAAAGCTCAGGGAAAAGACCTAGAGTTTGACGATTGGGCGAAGGCAGCATCAAAAGATGCGGCGACTGAAAAAAAGATCAGAGACATGCACGAGAAGGCTTACGGGCTGGATTCGGTCAAACAATCTCGCCAAGCTTTACAATCCGAGCTTAGTGCGACTCAAGAAAAATTAGCCTCAACCGACAGAGCTATTGACACAATAGCCGAGTATGCTAAAGTTAAAGACTGGGATAGCTTCTATGAATCGTTAAACATTCCTAAGAATGATGTCCTAAAATATGCGCTTGAGTTGGTAAAGCGAGAGCAACTACCGCCTGAACAGCGGGAACAGTGGGAGGCAAGCCGCCAATCACAACAGGAGCTTAAGAACCTTCAAGCGCAGAACGCCCAGATGTACGCTGAAAAAGAGCAGCATCAGGTCGATCAGAGATCAGGCGAGCTAGAGGCAGAGATTTCCAAGACCGGAAACTCGGACATAGCGGAAGCCTACAACAATGGAATGCAAGACAGGAATGCGTTCCGAAACTTTGTTATTCGTATTGGTCAGGCTTACGCCACGCAGGGACAAGACATTTCTGCCGAGCAAGCCGTCAGTGAAGCGACAAGACAACTTCGGGCTGCCCAGTCTCAGACGAGACAAGAGCCTACTGCCCAGCAAGGCAAGAATGTTGTGACGTCTTCTAAGAAGCCAGTGCTCCCGAATATCCAAGGTCGTGGCACCTCAGCAGTAAAATCATCAGTTCGTTCGCTTGATGACCTTCGGGCCAAAGCGAAAGAGCTTAGTTCATACACATAAAAAACTTTTAAGGAGTTAATACAATGGCTACTACGGTAAATGCCGATTTTCAATCGATGTTAAATGAATACCTTCCAAACTCTATGCTTGAATCCGAATTTATTAAAAGGGACTGGGTCCTTAGTAATATCGAGATTGATAATGGCTGGGTCGGAAGTAAGATTATTGTTCCATTTCGCGGTAGCTCAGCTTCCAGCGTAGAGTTTGGACAATTGGCTTCAAGCACCGATATTTCTCAGTCCAAATTCGTTCGTGGATCTATAGATAATTACGTAGAAGTTTGGTCCAGCTTAATCCTTGATCAGCGTGATCTTTACGATCACACTGGCAAGATGAGCGAAGCCAGCTTCCTCAAGATTCTGCCAAACGAAGTGGACAACCTACTTACCTACTTCAAGGAAGTCGTATCGACTAACTTGTTGAATGGTACACACTTCTCAACTGTAACCGTCAGCGGTACAGTCGGTGGCGTGTTGGAAGTCGATCATATTGATCGCTTCACAATCGGCCAAAAGTTTGATCTTGATGACGGTAACTCTGCCCCTCTAGCTTGTTACGTCATTAACATCAATGTTAACGGTGGAACGATCGCTGCTTCCAGCGGTTCGATCACTGTGTCCGCTACCCGTGGCGGCGTCGCACAGGACGTGTCTGCGTACACCACTGGCCAAGTGGCTCGTACCTACCATCCCGGAGTTTTGACGAACGGTGGATTTAACTCCATTCGTTCTACACTTCTTTCGCTTGCAAACGGTGGTTCTACCAA